CTTAGCCGCTGGAGAGTTCGAAAGTCGAACCCTAGTCCTTTTCAAGGATTAGCTCTAAAACGTCGTGAATTGATTCTCCGGTATATCTTAATTGATATATCTCTACGGTACGTAAGACATGTGAATACCTAACTGGCAATTCAGTTAGTCAAGGGTTCACCTCTATCGAAGTACCCGGTTAACGGGTTTCAATAGAAGACTCATACTCGCAGTTTGGGAAACCTCTCGGGATGGGCCGGCCTGTCATCGTTGACAGTCACCGCTCCTACTGATTGGTTTAAAAACTGATAGAAGTGAGAAACTTCAGAGAATTCATCTCCGTTTCACAACGTGTCTGCGGCCCTCAAGTACCTCCGTTTTTGCTAAAACCGAGGGAAAGAGGAAACCGAAGTCTTATGAAAGAAGTTGAATAATTTGCTCTTTGTTTAGCACGACTATTCCTGTATCCTGGTCTGAAATACGATCAGATTGCCCTAAACCGAAAGGTTTAGAAGTAAGCAGTAAGATATATCTACCTAACGGGTAGAGGTATTCTCATACTTAATAGTCTAAACGGACATTGAAGTAGCTCACACAAGCTTGGAATAGCTAGTGAGAATTAAGTGGCCTAAATCCCGTGAAGGACTGGCGCGACTCCCATCCAAAAATATGAAAAGATTCAGATTTAGTAGATGGAGCTTCAATTATCGATTAATAAGTGACATTATCTGTGTAAAAGCAGGTACAACTGTAGCCACTTTGCCAAATTTATTAGGTAAAGTTAAAGCTATAGTTGGAGGACGAGTCTCGAAAGGTTTTTACAGCAACTTGTTAGTTATCTGTAGTACCTTGAGATCAATTCAAAAATCTCAGGGAGATTCAGGATTGATCCTATTCCTGAAAGCAGCGCAAGTTGCACTGCAGCAAGCGTGTGCTGGATATAAAGTGGAGGACATGAGACCTCTGGGTGCTAGAATTTCTAGATCCAGAAGTTACCTACCTAGACTTATTCCTGCATCTCATCGACTGATTATTCTAAATAAACAGCCAGGTTATACTTTATTGATTAAGTTCTACTTGACATTATTCTATATGTATAGAGTAATTGTAGTTCCTAAATATAAAGTGAACCTAAGCACCATTATTAATAAAGGTGTAGATAATGCAGGATCTGTTATCCCCTCAAGATTTTATAATCATTTTATAACTTCCTTTATCGGGAGCTATTTAAGATTGAAACTAGACCTATCTGAGTTTTTCAGAAAGAATTCTAGATTCTTTACTATCTTGAGATCTTCCCCAATGAATTTTACCATTGAAGGTCAAAATCTGTGGTCAACTCACCCTTTGGTGATGTTCAGGTCATTAGTCGCTTTAGTCCATTCGGATTATTTCGACGATTTTATGACACTGGCCGATGCTATCAACGTGAAACTTAGAAAACTGATTTCAGCTTATAAGTTATCCGCAATGTTAGCGGGGCGACCTGGATTACCTTCTGGAAAACTTTCCTTTAAGGAAGAAGCGGCAGGTAAACTCAGAGTATTCGCAATCGTGGATTGTTATACTCAATGGTTACTGTACCCTCTCCATAAACTCATCTTTGTATTACTTAGACGAGTCCCTATGGACGGTACTTTTAACCAGTTGAGACCTATTCACAGATTACTTCGAAGAGGGGCGAAAGAGTTCTATTCTTTAGATCTCTCAGCCGCAACCGATCGATTACCCATAATCATCCAAGAACGATTATTGAACCAATGGTTGAGTAGCCTTGTTCCAAATTTTGGAACCTTGTGGCGAAACATCTTGGTCAATAGGGATTACCACTTCAAGTCACCAAAACATTATGACAACTCCAAACATGGAGCTGTCGGTCATGTAAGGTACTCAGTGGGACAACCTATGGGAGCTTTGAGTAGTTGGGCTATGTTAGCCTTAACTCATCACTTTATAGTTCAAGCCTCAGCTTGGAACTCTGGTCTTCTTAGACCTGGTCAGATTTACAAAAATTACGCCCTTCTGGGTGATGATTTAGTAATCTGTGACAAATGTGTAGCAGACGCCTATCTTTCACTAATGGAAAGGTTAGGTGTGTCTGTGAACTTGAATAAATCCCTTTTAAGTCCGAAAGGACTGGGATTAGAGTTCGCTAAACGAACCTTCGTAAATGGAGTGGACGTAAGTCCTGTCTCACTTAGAGATTTGTCGTTAGCTACACAGCCAGGGGCTTTGAGCCATTGGTCAGCTTTTGCTAAAGCTCATAATCTGAGCTTTTTAAGACAAGCCCATGTATTGGGATACGGTTATAAGGCCGTGAAATCATCGTTTAGACGAATGAATCACGCGCTGAAAGTAGTCTTCTTAGCTAATATAGCGAAAGTAGACTTCAATTCGGACGTATTAAATTTAGTCCGAAGAGTACCAATTGACTTAAATGTCAATGTGGCAGCTTTCAAAGACCAAGTATTGAGACCATTCCTTCGAGGAATGAACTCACCTGTCGCAAAAGTGTACCATCTATTCGATGAACTACCTAGTATCTATAGTACGTGGTTGAAAAGCCACGAAGGGCACGTTAAATACGTGACTGATTGAATCTTATCTAATAAGAAACGATCCCCGGTTACTCAACAAGAATTGAGTGAAATCAATTCTGGACTTTACTTGTTCATGTACTTTGTACACAAACGAATTTGTAAAGAAGAGTCACCTATTATCTTTAGAAAACTAGGAAAAGCTCTAGCTTTTATGAAAGTAGAAAGCTACGAAACACTCAACGAGTGTCTTAGTGCTTATCTGACAATCACTAGAATGGTTGCCACTCAATCTGTAGATATTCTACGATTATCGTGGTCTGGAACTTCACCGAAGTCGGTGAGACTTCCCTTCCAAGCTAGATTGTTTAGAGCATGGTCTAGAACGGTGGTTAAATTAGCAAAACTATCAAAAGATAGTTCGCGAAAGTAATTTCCATTAGAGACTCGCCTCAAAACGGCTCTTTGCGTCGAATTGAACGCTCCCGTT